TCCCCAACAATGACGTTAGGGGAATTGACAGACAAGGCCAATTCTTTTAATAAAGATCTAAGGGTTTTATTTAAACTTGACAATGTTCCGTCAAAAGAAATAGATATATCCGTCGCCCCGGAGGGGAGTTCAAGCCACGACTACATATATTCCACCGCCAATCCCTCGCAGACATATTTTTATACGGGGAACACCTCTGCTACAAAGATTAAAAACCTTCATGAGAAGGCAATTGTAGCCGCAAACCAAAGTGGCGGGGCAAAGGGTGTACTGGCAGTTTTAGGTAAAAGTATAGAGCATCATGTACCGGACTATTTTTTAGATATCAAGATGCCTCAAAACCCAAATGCGGATGAGCTTTACGCATTCTATACAAAAGCTAAGGAATCCATAGATATAAATTTTAGTGTAGAGAATCATATGGGGGACATAACGGCCTCCACCTCGGCCAACGCCAATGAGGAAGCAATCACCTCGTTCCTAAATATAATTACAAGTAATGCCTACGGGAACGATATGTTCAGGACTGTGTTCAGTGCATCCCTACGAGAGTCTATTCCTAAAAATTATAGAATTAAAAAGTTTACGCACGGGCCCCAGCACCCCGTAGGGAACGCCCAGTACCGGGAAGTGTTCGATGATGCATCCTATGCAACTAATAGTTTGAGGCCCAGAGCGCCTAATTGGACGCTGGCACAGTCTAGTCACGGACTGAAGAAAATTACTAGGTTCCTATTTCTTATGAATAAAAATAACACGCCACCTAAGGCTCGCGGCCCCGAGAATCTGTACACCAGCATTCCCGTTGATGACGAGATGCGCTATGTCGCGCAGCGGATCAACCAGATCCAGAATACGAGGTCAACTCCCCCGAATACGATGTCAACTCCTATGTCTGATCGGCATTCAAATTCTACTGCTATTATGTCTCCCATACAGCTTCATGCCGTGGTGGGATATGGCCAAGAATCCCCTGGGAAATTGGCACTAGGGGTGCCTATGAAAGTGGTGCAATCAGTAGGACTAGATACACAAAATATAGATACACTTACGGGTAATTTAGTCAAGTTCCATGTAACACCAATCAAGGCCGTGGATTTTAATACGGACGGTAGCATAAATAAATCCGCCAGCGCGGCCTTCCGATCCAATGATAGTACAAGCATATTAAAATCCCTGACTCTTGTGACTGTCGCGGGGGCGGGTGCTGTGAAACTTGGGGTTGGTGAGGCGGAAGCAGAGGAGGCCCCTGAAGACTATGGGGAACATTTGATGCTTCAGACCATGCAAGATGACATGCAAGCCGACGATACCACCGGCCCCTATTCCGATGATCCCTACGAAAAGGCGCAGGACGACGTACCAATAGTAATAAAAGAAGAAGAAGAAGAAGAATTTGAGTTTGTTGATGACGACAAATGGCCGCTTAAGAATCTGGCCGATCTGTTCCCCTCTGAGAACCCAACCCCTTATTTAACCGGAGAAGCCCCTGATGTTTATGCAAAAGATGATCCCGCCGTCGCCGCCTCCTGGACTTGATGAAGAACCCCCGTTTGGATCTCTTCCAGAAGAAGTTGCCGATGATATCCCGGTGATGCTTTCTGAGGGAGAGTACGTCGTACCTGCCGACGTGGTTCGCTATTGGGGTCTCAAACATCTAGAAGAGATGCATACCCAGGCTAAGTGTGGTCTTATGTGTATGCAGATGGACGATCGTCTTCACACTGTTGATGATGATGATGCTGAAGACGACGATGACGATGATGATAATAGTGGGGCTGATTACGCTGGTTACGATGATGATGATAATGATGATGATGAGGTAGTTGAACGTATTGAGGTGTCAGCGTATGACGTAGGGTATGGCGACATAGACGACGAGATGGAGGAACTGGGCCTAGAGGACGAGGTGGACTTTGACGGTAAGGATGGCGATGGGGACACGCCCCCGTTGTACATGCGCCATGGGGGTGATGTAGGTGGCCATCGCGGTGGTGACGTGTCCGACTACATGAACAAAAGTAATGCCTTCGGCTTTGAGCCTACCTCCTCCGTGTCCCCGGACGTAGGTCCCCCGAGCAGAGATGTCAGCGACGTTGCACAGGGTCTTGTAGACACTGCCAGGGATGCGGCGACTAGGGATGCTACAGGGCTCCAGGACCGGATGTCTTTTGACGAAGCAACTAGAGGCGATTTTTCAGGCCTACCCGGGACCATCGCCAGCACTGCAGCGGGTGCCCTCTCCCCGCCGGGGATGTTTGGGGTGCTTGGCTCCATGTTTGGGCTAGGCCCATCTATACAATCCAAAGACATTGGGATCGAAATTAAGGGGCAGTCTTACACCATGAATTTAGGTGTGGGCCTCCCTGGAGTTTTCGGCCAAATGGCTGCGAAAGGATTAGCAGAGATAGCGGCTAAGGTGGCACGAAACGACCCTACGGTTTCTAAAAATGACATAGGCTTGGTTGACGGTCAGGTGGTGGGAATACAAAGAGGCATGGTCATGGGAGTGCCCACTGCCTCACTTCTCGGCACTGTCCCCACGAATATGACGGTGCAGGACTTTACTGATATGCAAGCACTGAGTTTGGGGAAGGTCCCGCGCACTGCCCCAGTAAATGAGTATGGCATACCCGACTTTGGCAAGGCTACGGATATGATTGGGACCAGCACTGACCCGGCTGATGGGACGACTACAGGATATGACCCCGCTACAGGATATGCTCATGGGCCTACTGGTGTATCTGCAACGAATACGATGACTGCCGCTACCCACGCGACCAATGCACAGCTCCGTGCACTGAATGTACACCGCTCGGCCTGGAATAAGATTGACATCCCCGCAGTCGCGGCCTTGAGGGAGAAGATGCGGGAAAAGGAGGCAAAAGACGAGGTAGCCAAAGCCGCCGTCGCCACCCAAGATGCGAAAGACTCAGACGATGTGAATGATCCCTACGGGTTTGGCTTGGAAACTTCTCAAACCGTTCCTCTGTCTCCGCAGGAACTGGATATAGATGCAATGCCAACCGAACCGGGGTCTGTTGATCCAGATCTCGGCAAGATAGGATTTAGCGTAATGGATATTGTAGGAGCACAAGAGATTGACGCCCCCGGCTGGGAATCAGTTGGACTGCCACAATTCAGTACGGATGTCGAGACTGTGGACCGGAGTAATTATGGTCGTGGGCTGGGTGTCACGAAAGACCAAATGGCGGCTGTAGAACAGGACAGGGCCGATGCTGAAGCTGCTGAAAACGCCGAGGCGACGGAGGCGGCTGGATTAGGCCAAGACTCAGAGGCCCAAGGTGCAGATGCAGCAGCCGCCGAAGCCGAGGCCGAAGCCGAAGCCATGGGCCTCACCAGAGGCGGACTTATGGGAAAGGCACATAAGGGAGGACGGAAGCGTAGTAGAGGATACTGATAATAATAATAATAGTAGTAGACCAGACGGGCTACCCTATACCCCCTTCATGACGAAGGGCTACTAGAGGCCCCCAATAAGGAGACAACGTATGTCTGTAGAAAACGAAGTTGACGTAGACGAAAATAATGTCACCGGCCATGTAGTACAAGCCAAGCGCCGTTACCGCCGTGCAAAGGATGAAGAGAAAGACCTCAGAGAACTGATTGATGCGCGAGCGTCCAAAGACAATACGCTGTCTGAATACGACGAAGGAGATGACAACGACGGGGACATGGACGCCGAAGAGTCCACCTTTAAGAAACGCTACGGGGATCTTCGTAGGCACATGCAAAACGTGCAGTCGGAGCATCGCAAGGAGATGCAGACGCTCGAAAAGAAAATGACGCGAATGGAAGGGGGCAATAAGTTTTCCCTACCAAAATCCGAGGCGGAAATTGCAGACTGGAGCAATAAGTATCCTGACGTTGCAAAGATGATGGAGTCCATCGCCCTAAAGAAATCGGGCGAAGTCTCGGCGAGCATGAAGAAGGAGATGGAGGGTCTCCAAGAAATGAAGAGGGAAGTCACCCGAGGGAAGGCTGAATCTGAGCTTCTTCAACTGCACCCAGATTACGATGCCATCAGGAAAGATCCTGTGTTCCATGAGTGGGCAGGTATTCAACCTAAGTGGGTACAGGACTCCCTCTATGAAAATGAAGACAACGCCCTGGCATGTGCTAAAGCCATCACTTTATATAAAGCGGAGACTCGTCAGCTCTCTTACAAATCCTCAGACAATTCAGCAGACGCCGCTCATAAAGTTAAAACAAAGAGTGGGACCCGAGTAAATACCGACGCCAGCGCAAAAGGTCGGTTTAAAGAGTCTCAGGTACAGGCCATGTCAGCATCTGAATATGATAGGAATGAGGACGCTATATCTAAATCTATTCAGAGTGGCTCCTTCATTTATGATCTTTCTGGAGCAGCACGGTAGAAAAGTGTTGACAAATGAAAAAGTATTAGTATAACTATATGTATAATTCAACAATGTGACTTGTCCCTGTATGTTTGCAGCCACACTCATTACATTGAAACATCCGTAGGTTAGACCACCATTCATTATGTGACCCCCAGCAGACCTGTACAGTCTCGCGGGATACTCACGCAAGGATGCCCTGAGCTTACATATATAAAAGCTATCAAAAGGAGATAACCAATGGCTTTTTCAACTGCCGGTGGTTACGGAAATCTTCCCAACGGTAACTTTTCGCCTGTAATTTACAGTAAAAAAGTTCAGTCGGCTTTCCGTAAAACCAGTATCGTAGAAGATATCACCAACAGTGATTACTTTGGTGAGATCGCTAATTTTGGTGATACCGTGCGTATCATTAAAGAACCTGAGATCACCGTTAAAGAGTATTCTCGTGGCACGACTGTTACGCCACAGGATCTCGATGATGAGGATTTCACCCTCGTTGTTGACAAGGCGAACTACTTTGCCTTTAAAGTTGACGACATCGAAGAGGCTCACTCCCATGTGAACTTTGAATCAATGGCTACTGATCGTGCGGGCTATCGCCTCAAGGACCAGTTTGACCAGGACGTTCTAGGTTACCTTTCGGGTTTCAAACAGACTACTCTTCATGGCGACAACGACACCGTTCGTGTTGCTGGTGACAAGGCAGGTACCGATCCGGTTTCTGCTGCTGCTAACGGCCTCCTAGCTTCTATGCTAGTTGCTCGTAACAGCTTTGTTTCCGCCGGTGCTTCTACTGACTCAATTGCCACGCATCCCGATGGTTCGACTGGTGAGGCTACTCCTCTTGGAGTTCTTAACCGGATGGCCCGTCTTCTTGATCAGCAGAATGTTGATCGCGATGGTCGTTGGTTGGTTGTTGATCCGGTCTTTCTGGAGCAACTAAACGACGAAAACTCGAAGCTCCTCAGTAACGACTACACCAGTGGCGATAAGGACATTCTTCGTAATGGCCGCGTCATGGATGGTCTTATCCGGGGCTTCCGCATCTACCTGTCCAACAATCTGCCCGTCGTCGGTACTGGCGCTGGCACTGTGGACACCAATGGTTCCGCGACTAACTACGGGGCCATTGTTGCCGGGCACGACTCGGCGGTTGCTACTGCTTCTCAAATTGAGAAGGTTGAAACTTATCGCGACAATGACAGCTTTGCTGACATCGTTCGTGGTATGCATCTGTATGGTCGCAAGGTTCTTCGTCCTGAAGCCCTGGTCCGCGCCCATTACAACATTGCGGCTTAAGGGAGGGCATAGATCATGTCTACTGTTACCACTCTCGCTTCGACCGTCCGCAATCCCGGCGCTCGTGGACGTAGTCCGTACTACGTTCAGAATGAAATCGACTTTGCTGCCGCTGTTACCGCTAAAGGTACTGCACTAGCTGCTGCCGATATCATTGAAGCACTTACGATCCCTGCCAACACGATGATTATGTCTGCTGGCATGGAATGTACCGTTATTCATACCGGTACTTCCACTGATTGCGCTCTTGACTTGGGCGTGACTGGTGGTGATCCAGACGCATTTGTCGATGCTTTTGACTTCGACGCTGCGGCGGCTGGTGCCTACGCGGTTCCTGCTGCACCTGGGTGTGCGATTGTACCGGCTGCGGCTGATACGCTCGACATTCTTATCCAGGCACAGACCGGTACTACCCTAACGGGTAAGATCCGCGTTTTTGCATGGCTGTCGAATGTTGACGACATTGGTGTTCTTGAAGCCAATGAAGTTACTCGCGACATCCTTGCTTAATAGTTATTGGGGTGGGGTGTAAAAACCTCACCCCTTTACTCTGGGAAGATTAATGGCAACCACTTTTATTACATTGGTTAACGATGCTCTGCGACGTTTGAATGAAGTCGAGGTAATAGCCGACGATTTTTCAAGCGTCCTTGGCTTTAGGGCACAGATAAAAGACGCGGTGAATGCTTCCTTGCATGAAATTTCTCAAAAAGAATATGGCTTTCCTTTTAATTACGGCACGGGTTCGTTGACCTTAGTGGCGGGGACTGAATCATATTCGTTGGCTTCCACTTTTAAAACTGCTGATTGGGATTCCTTTAGGATTAACTACGATGCTAGTGAGAACCATGCCGCACGTAAATTAAAGCAAATAAACTACGACACATATCTTATGCGATTCTTTGAGAGAGACAGTGCGTCGGCAGTAGGCGACCGCGAACAACCGTCCTACGTGTATAGAACCCCGGATAATAAGGCGGGATTTACTCCCGTCACGGATGATACGTACAGTGTCAGCTACGACTACTTTGCCTATCACACAGATCTGACCGCCTCTACCGACGCTATGACCGTCCCCGATGCGTATAAGCACGTAGTAGTGGATGGTGCTCTGTATCACGGCTATATGTTCAGGGACAACGTCCAACAGGCGTCCATAACTAAGGCCAAATTTGACGAGGGCATAGATCGTATGCGTACCCTCTTAATAAACAGATTTACGGATGTTCGTGACACTCGGGTAGGTAGACTCATAAATGTGCCACACGGTAACGCCTAATGCCTGACCAATATAGGGATGTCACGGTCCTATGTAAGGGTGGACTATTCAGGAACGAGGACGCCCTATCACTGGCGTCTACAAATCCTGGCGCGGCCATTCGTATGCTTAACTTCGAAGTGTCGCAGTTCGGTGGCTACCGTAGGATTAGCGGATTTGCCCCCTACGATGCTTCTAACACCACGGTACCCGGCCTAGGTACGGTACTCGGCGTCTGGATACACGGGGACACTGTCTATGCTGCAAGACGGAATATAGGAGATGCTACAGGCACTCTAGGCTCAGACCCTATAACAGTAACCAACGAGTCTACTACACTAACAATAGCTCACACTTCTCATGGTTTATCTGTAGGATCTTTTGTTACATTTTCTGGAGCAGCAGCCGTTGGCGGGTTAACAATTAACGGCGTTGAGATGGTTGTTGTTACAGTCACCTCTAATTCGTATACCGTTGTCTTTACATCAGCCGGAACTTCCTCTGCCTCTGGTGGCGGGGCGTCGGTAACTTACTCCTACAGCTACAACTATTTTATATATAAACATGTAGCAGGAGTAGGGTGGGGAAGTAATGTGGGACCCACGGGGCGAGTGGCGCTTGGGGTAAAGAAATTAAGAGTATCTAATCATAACTTTACGGGGTCTGAAGTTACGGTCCTAGTGGATGGGATAAACCGCCCCGCTCGTCACAGCGGTACTACTTTTTCTGAGATATTCGACAAGCAGGGTACCGCTGCTGCAGATACTGAAACACAGCTATCTAATGCCTTTGATTCTGTAAATGGCGATGCTACTGTAACAGTAGATCACGTTGCGCATACTCTAGCCGTAGGCGATGTCGTTAGATATAGTGGAGTAAATGTTAATGTAGGTGGTGTCAGTATAAACGACACTAACTTTACCGTTGCTACTGTTGCCAGCGTTGATCTCTATACTTTTGAATTGGACAGTGCTTCTGGTGTCACTGGACAAACGAATGTTGGTGGGACGGCAATTAGCTTTTTCTACACCAGGGCCAATACGTCTACTGTTAAAGATATTGTAGCCGCAAAGTTTACTACTGACTTCAGTGACCATCAGTTCTTTGCAGGTATGTCGGGCACCCTTAACCATCTGGTGTTTAGTAAGCCCAGCAACGACCTAGATTACACGGGAGCTACTGCCGGGGTCATAAATGTTGGCTTCACTATCACCGGCCTAGCTAAGTTCCGTGAGTCCCTATACGTATTTGGTTCCGATAAGATAAAAAGATTAACAGGTAACGCTGCTACTGACTTTGCACTGGCGGAAGTAACTAGCAATATCGGATGCATAGCCTCGGACAGCATACTCGAAATTGGTGGTGACATCCTCTTCCTAGCATCCGATGGCATCCGACCTATTCAGGGTACCGCAAGGATTGGCGACATTGAGTTAGAGACCGTGTCTAAGCCTATTCAGCAGATTCTACAGGCACTTCCATCTCTATATGATCTCGATAATATGTCTTCAGTGGTTATTAGAAATAAAACTCAGTTTAGGTATTTCTTTCCTTCTACTTCGATAGCCAGTAGCGAAGGCATTATAGGTGGTCTTAGATTTGCAGATAGAAGAGCAGGTTGGGAATTTGGGGAGCTTCTAGGCATAAGAGCATATGTTGCGGCAAGCGGTCTGATAGATAAGCAGGAAGTGGTGGTACACGGGGACTCTGATGGGAAGGTACATAGGCAGGAGAGTGGAGATGACTTCAATGGCGCAGAAGTTGTATCTGTATACGCCACTCCTTTTCTGTATTTCGATAGCACTGAACGTAGAAAGGTGTTTCAAAAACTTTCTATCTTTACTCGCACGGAAGGTGTGTCAACTGTGAACTTGGGCATTAGGTACGATTGGGATGATCCAAACGTTTCTAATCCACTCACATACCCTATAGGTACAGCGGATGTGATGCTTAGATATGCGACTACTGGCGGGGAATACGACTCAACCTTCACCTTTGGTTCAATAAGCCCAGTTCTAGAAACACATATACAAGGATCGGCTAGGGCCATTTCGTTAGTTTTTACATCAATAGGAACCCAATCACCTTATAGCATCAGCGGGTTTTCTTTAACATATCAGGATGCGGGATACCGATAATGGCAGGATATACTAGACAGTCTTCAGCTCAAATTCTCCGTGGTGAAATTGTTAGTGCAGCACCTTTGAATGCTGAGTTCAACCAGAACTTCGCTGCGTTTAATAATGCCACCGGGCATAAGCATGATGGTACGGCTGCTGAAGGCCCACCTATCGATCGTATAGCTGATGCAGACCAATTAAATAAAGTTCTTGTTGACACATCTAATAACCAATTAGAATTCTACGTTCAGGTATTATCGGGTTCCGTTGAACAGATTAAAATCCAAGACGGTGCCATCGTACCGGTAACTGATTCTGATATTGATTTGGGGACTAGCACCCTAGAGTTTAAGGACTTGTATATCGATGGAACAGCTAACATCGACGCACTGGTGGCGGATACTGCTGATATTAACGCCGGCACAATTGACAATACGGCTATTGGAGGAGCTACTCCTTCAAGCGGTGCTTTCACTACAATCTCAGTTACTGGAGTTGTTTCCCTATCTGACGGGTCTGCTGGCGCACCTGCTCTAACAAACACAGGCGATGCTAACAATGGTCTGTACTTCAATGCTGCTGACGAGCTAACCTATACTTCTGCCGGTGTTGCCCAGGTTACCTTTAAGGATGGTGCTATCGTACCGGTAACTGATTCTGATATCGACTTGGGAACGTCTTCTCTAGAGTTTAAGGATGCGTACTTCGATGGTACGGTAACTACGGATGCTCTAGTTGCTGATACAGCTTCTTTCACTACCCTTTCTGCTACCGGAGTAGTCTCAGTATCCGATGGATCTGCTGGTGCCCCCGCTATTACTAACACCGGTGATGCCAATAACGGTTTGTATTTCAACGCAGCAGATGAACTGACCTACACGTCGGCTGGCGTGGCACAGATAACTCTTAAAGACGGTGCTATTGTACCGGTATCTGATAACGACATTGACTTAGGTACTGCCTCTCTCGAATTTAAGAACCTTTATATTGACGGTACTGCCTACATGGATAGCGTAGATATCGCCGGTGGTTCCATCACAGGTATTACTACTCTTGCTGATCTAGGCAACGCTGTTCCCCTAACTTTTAGTACCACTACGACGGATTCAGACCCCGGTAGCGGTACTGTACGATTAGACAATGCTACTCAGAATGCTGCTACTACCTTTTACGTTGACGATGCAGATAGTAATGCTGCTGCTATAGCAACCTTTGTACAATCCCTTAGTGCTGGTAATAATCCTTCTGCTACTTTAGGTTTTGTAACTCTTCGTAAGCAATTTGCTCCTGAAGTATTTGCTACGTATAAAGTGACAGCGGTTGTAAATGCTACCGGCTACACAAAACTAACTGTAGTTAACCTAGCTGCTAGTGCAACTAATCCTTTCTCGGATGCAGACGGTGTTCTTCTGTCTATTGACCTTGCCGGTGATAAAGGTGATACAGGAGATATAGTTACAGGCGTAGTACAGGTTGCTAACGGCGGCACAGGTGTCACATCCTCTACAGGTACGGGATCGGTTGTTCTATCTACTAGCCCTACGCTTGTTACGCCTGCTCTTGGTACTCCAGCATCAGGTGTACTGACCAATACAACAGGACTTCCGTTGACTACGGGGGTTACAGGCGTATTACCGTTTGCTAACGGTGGTTCGGGAGCGATCACTCCGCTGCGAAAAGGGGTTGGATATACGGCTATCAACAGGGACTACATCATTGCTACGGCTGGAAGTATTACCATCACTCTACCTGCCTCACCAAGCGCAGGGGACACGGTAATTATTAAAGACGGCACAGGCGCAGCAGCAACTACCACATTCACCGTGGCGCGTAACGGCTCAAACATTGCAAGCTCTGCAACTGACCTGACGTTTGATAAGAACTGGGCAGAGATCGTAATGACCTACATTGATGGCACTATTGGCTGGAGTGTGTAGATGAGTAACTTGTCGGAACTGCTGCCGACAGGCGGTGGACAGAACGCGGTAGACTTTGTAGCTAGTGGATCATTAGCTGCTGGAATTGCCGTAGCTATAAACACGAATGGTACAGTGAGTATTGTTAGCGCGGGTAATATAGGTAGTTTAATTGGCATAACAGCAAAAGCTATAAGTGACACTGCAACGGGGACTGTTAATCTTTTTGGTGGTATTAACGAAGTTCAGACAGGATTGACCATAGGATCTGATTACTACGCTCAAGCAGATGGCACGATAACCACAACTAGCACTTCTCCCGCGATTAAGGTAGGGCAAGCTATTTCCGCTACCACAATTAACATGGTGGATTGGACATGAGCAATTTAAGTGAGTTACTGCCGGCGGGCGGTGGTGGAAAAAGCGTAGACTTCGTGGCTAGTGGCACGATAACCTCTGGCAAGCCTGTGATCCTCAATAGCGCAGGTACGGTTACAGAGGTGTCAGGTTCTAGCGTGTTAACTGGCACAGTAAGTGATTTTCTTTCTGCAAATGGAGCTTATTCGGCTGCTGCTTACGACACGACTAACAACCAAGGACTTGTAATATACCGAGATAACAACGCAGCAATTAAAGGACGCATTATTACTGTAGATTCCTCAAATAACATTACCTACGGCACAGAAACGACTATACATACAGCGGCTAACACGCTAACCACGACAGCGGTTTATGATTCAACGCATCAGCGTTATGTCGTTATGTTTAAAGATGGGAATGGTGATGGTCAAGCACTAACATTGTCTCCGAGTGGTACAGGAGGTAGTGCCGCTTTTACTGTGGGAAGTGCAACGTATTTCCCAGTAAGTGCTTCTAATGACATCAGAAGCACCTTTTTAGACTCTTGTTTTGACCCCGACACGGGGCAAGTAATAGTGGCTTTTGCCGATACGGGCAATAGTAATCATTTCTACATGAGTGTTGGTGAAGTTAGAACCTCCCCCGAAGATATCCAGTGGGGAACGGCTGTAGCTGTTGATACGAATGGCGCGTGTTCAAGTTTTAGCGTTACCTATGACACCACAGCGAATAAAGTTTTAGCGTTATGGGAATTAGACGGGACTTCTGGAAAAGCAGTAGTAGGCACAGTTACTTCTGGCACAATCGGCAGTTTCGGTACCGTAGTAAATTACACCAGTAATCCTTACAAGCCGGGATCTGCTTACAACGTAGACAATAATTGTTTTCTAATTCTTTTCCGTAACGATGCGGCAAGTATGTATCTAACTGCTATTGGCGCAAAAGTTGATGGTTCTGACAATTCGGTTGTTTTTGGGACAGCGGTTGTTGTTACCAGTGAATACTCTGAGTCGTATCCCCAAGGCGTAACTTATTCTACTGCGATGGACAAGTTTACCGCAGCCTATTATCTAGCAGCGGGATACCAATACCGAAACTTTAGTGTGTCTTCTGCGGCAACACCTGTTGTCACTCTAGCGACAGCGGTAACTTTCCCTTCAACGTCTGATGGAGTATACGCTAACTACTATGATCCTGATGAAGATGCTGTAGTTTTTACTTGGCGCAGAGTAGGAGGGCCGTGGGGAGCGCAAGCTATAACACCCGGGTCAACAAACTTATCGGCCACTACCTTCATAGGCATCTCAGACGCAGCCATATCAAGCGCGGCCAGCGGCTCGGTAACAATCAAAGGCGGCATCTCTACCAACGTCACAGGACTCACGGCTAACTCTACATACTACGTCCAAGCAGACGGCACACTGGCTACTACATCCTCTAGCGTACTAGCCGGCAAAGCCCTGTCCTCCACTAGCATCAACTTGGATTACACAACATGAGCAATCTGAGTGAGTTACTACCTGCCGGAGCAGGGGCTAAGAGTGCGGACTTTGTGGCTAGTGGGACTTTGAGTTCTGGGCAGGTGGTTATACTGAATGCTAATGGGCAAGTGGGGGCTGTTAGTGGGTCAGGGGCAGTTACAGGTTCTGAAACAGTTTTTGAGGCAGCTACAACAAGATACGTTTCTTCTGCCTACGACACAACTACAGACAGAGTTGTAATAGCCTATGCGGATGGTGGTAACAGTTATCATGGCACAGCTATTGTAGGCACAGTCTCTGGTACAACAATAAGCTTTGGCACTGCCGTTGTGTTTGAAACAGCAGAAGTTCAGGATGTGGCACTTACGTTTGACAACAATTCAAACAAGATAGTCATTGCGTATGCTGACGAGGGTAACAGTTCTCATGGCACAGCTATTGTAGGCACAGTCTCTGGTACTTCTATAAGCTTTGGCTCTGCTGTTGTTTTTGCGGCATCTAATATAGATGACATAGCCAATACTTTTGACAGTAACTCTAACAAAGTTGTTATTGCATATAGCAACTTAGATAATTCCTACTACGGCACAGCAATCGTAGGCACAGTTTCAGGCACTTCTATATCGTTTGGAACAGCAGTAGTGTTTGGGTCTTCTAACATTAGCAATCTGCAATTAGCGTTTGACCCAAACAGTAACAAAGTCGTTATAGCGTATAGGGATATTACAAATAGCCAATATGGGTATGCCATAATTGGTACAGTTTCAGGCACAGCCATTAGCTTTGGCACTGCTGTTGTGGTTTTAGCAGATGCTTCTAAAGACTTCAACACCCCTGTTATAGACTCTACCAATAATAAGGTAATTATTTCATACGCTAATGGCGGTAATTCTTCCAAGGCAGAGGCTAGAGTAGGAACGATTAGTGGTACGTCTATTAGCTTTGGCACTGCTGTTGTTTTTAGTTCAGGTACTGCTGATTTTT